CCAAGAAACTCGGCGGCCTCTTGAATGCTGACCATCTTGCGAGACATGATCGAAATATACACTATTGAACAAGGAAAGTCAATATTTATCAAGGAAAGTCAACCTTTATCGAAACTGTTCGAGCCCCGCCACCGCCTCCAACACTGACCTGCTGGTCGCAGGCGCGCTTTACAAGATGGCCACTGCGGTTGCCGAGGTTGATTTACTCGGCCCGTCGGCCCTGCGCCTGCTGGAGACCATGACCGGCGCGCAGCTTGAGGAGTGGCTGCAAGACGCGAGCAACCGCGAGGCATTCTCGCGCATCCTCGCCAGCTCCGAAGCTATGCGTGCGGTAGCTGCCAGCAGCACGGCGATGGCTGCGGTCAACGCCAGCGACACCGCGCTCAACGCGCTCTATGCCTCGCCACTGGTCGTTAAATACACGCACGCAGGAAGTGCATGGTCGGCCAATCCGCAAATCCTACGCAACGGCGCCGGGCTGTTCGTGCGGCTCACGCAGCTGGATAACTCCTCCGGGTGGGGCGACAACTACACCGGCTACCACTATCTGCGCTTTGACGGCGGCAATGTCACGATGGCCAGCACCAACAACGGCCTGCCCTACAACTTCACGCAGGTCAATGCCAAGTTTGGCCGCCAGCCCGTGCGGCGATTCGATTCACAATTCGGGTTTTATGACTACAACCGTATCGAGCTGGCGTGGATACCGCTGTAAAGGAGACTGCAAATGTATGTGGTGATGAATGATTCTGGCAACGTGGTGGGTGTGCTGGATGGCGCACAGGACATTCCTGGGCTGCGCGTGCTGCCCGCCCCCCCCGGACTTCGACCCCGCACGGGCAAGCGAATACCGGCTGGACGGCGAAGTGCTGATCCACGATCCGGCCATCGTACTCACGCGCGCCAAGGCGGCGCGCATTGCCGAGATCAAGCGGCAGGCGCAAACCAATATCGAAGCGCTCACCTGGCGGCTAGAGCGTGCTGAGGAGCGCGACCGCCTGGGGCTGCCGGGTGAAACGCCCGAAGAGGTACTGCTTGAGCGCGAAGCGATCCGGCGTGCATCCAACCGCTGCGAGGCTGAGATCAACGCCGCGCAGGATGTATCGGCGGTGCAGGCCGTCACCTTTGCAGTGACCGATGCCGACCGCGCCACACCGGCGCGCATCACGCGCCTGCAGTTCCTGCTGCGCTTCACCGATGCGGAAATGCAGGCGATCGTCGCGGCTGCTGACGCCAACCCTGCGCTCAAGGCTGCGCTGCTCAAGTGGCAGACGGCAGATGGCATCACGCTCACCGATCCGGTCACGCAGGCTGGAGTGCAGGCGCTGGAGATTGCCGGGCTGATCGCGCCGGGGCGCGCTGCGCAAATCCTCGCCGTGGAGTGACGCTATGCGCCAGCGCATGCTCAACCTGTTGATCGCCATCGACCAACTGTTGTGGGTGGTGCTAACATTGGGCAAAGGCATGCCGGATGAGACTATCAGCGCCGCCGCCTGGCGCATGGAGCAACAGAGCAAGCTAGCCGGGCGCGTGCTGCGCCCGATCATCGATGCGCTCTTTTGGCCGCTGGAGCGCGATCACTGCCGCCTCAGTTTCGAGGCGGAAATCGACAGGCGGCAACTGCCCGCCGCGTACCGAACCAAAATCCCAACTTGTAAGGAGTAACAACCATGCCCGATACCTTCCTTCACGGCATCGAGGTCGTCGATATCGACGACGGCATCCGCCCGATCCAGACAGCACGTTCGAGCGTCATCGGCCTGGTTGGCACCGCACCGGCGGCGACCGACACGCTGTTTCCGCTTAACACCCCGGTCATGGTGACCACCTCGCGCCAAGCGGCTGGGCTGGGCGCTACCGGCACACTACCCGCAGCCATCCGACTGATCCACGCGCAGGGCATCGCGCCCGTGATCGTGGTCATCCGCGTGCCGGACGTACCGGACGACCCGGACACCGCTGTCAACGAGCGGCTTGCCGCGGTCATCGGCGGCACCAACACCACCACGGGCGAGCGCACCGGCATCGCCGCGCTGCTTTCCGCGCGTGGTACGGTTGGTGTGACGCCCCGCATCCTGCTCGCGCCGGGCTTTAGCCAGCACAAGACGGTGGCCGATGCGCTCATCGGCGTGGCGCAGCAAGTGCGCGGCGTGGCGTTGATCGACGGCCCCAACGCCACGAGCGCCGCAGCCATCGCCTACCGGCGCGAGTTCGGATCCGACCGCGCCTATATCATCGACCCCAGTGTCATCGTTGACGGCCAGACGCTGCCCGCGAGCCCAGCTGTCGCGGGCCTGATGGCGCGCATCGACAACGAACGCGGCTTTTGGTGGAGTCCGTCGAACAACCCCATCCTGGGCGTCACCCGCGCTGCACGGGCGGTGGATTTTGAGCTTGGCAATGCCAACTCCGAGGCCAACCTGCTCAACGAAGAGAGCGTCGCCACCCTCATCAACGAACAGGGCCTGCGCCTGTGGGGCAACCGCAGCGCGAGCAGCGATCCGAAGTGGGCGTTCCTGTCGGTGCGCCGCACGGCGGACATGATCCACCAAGCGATGCTGCAATCTCACCTGTGGGCGGTTGACCGCGCCGTGGGCCGCGCCTATGTGCGCGATGTGCAGGAGGGCGTGAATGCTTACCTGCGCCATCTCAAATCGCTCGGCGCGATCCTCGGCGGGCGCTGCTGGCTCGATGAAGAGCTCAACAGCCCGGCCAACATCGCCGCAGGCAAGGTCTATTTCGACTTCGACTTCACACCGCCGTACCCAGCCGAGCGTGTCACCTTCCGCAGCCACCTGGTGTCGGACTACGCAACCGCCTTGTTTAACTAAGGAGCCCCAACATGGCCATCCAACACGTACTCGCCAACATGGCTGCTTTCGTCAACGGGCGCGGCTATATCGGTCGCGTGGCCGAGTTCAACCCGCCCAAACTCGCCCCCATCGTGCGCGAATACAAAGCGGGCGGCATGGGGGCGGAGGTCGCCATCCCAATGGGTGCGGTAGAAAAGCTCGAAGCCTCCTTTACCCTCACCGGCTACGACCCGGACGTGCTCGCCGCCTTCAGCGTGGTGCCGGGCCACTTGGTGCCGCTGCGCTTTACCGGCGGGATGTACGATTACGACGGCACCTGCCGCCCGATCGAGATCACTATGCGCGCGGTGCTGGCCTTCGAGCCGGATGCTTGGAAGCCGACCGAAGCCAGCGACCTCAAGGTCAATGCCATGATCCACTACTACAAAATGGACGTGGACGGGCGCACCGTGCACGAGATCGACCCGGTGAACCTAGTGGCCGTCATCAACGGCACCGACCAGCTGCAATCGATGCGTGCGGCGCTTGGGGTGTGAGATGCTGATCTTGCCAAAAACCACTGCCGCCATCTACGGCTATCTGCTGCGCGAGGGTGTGGTGCTCAACCTGCCGGATGAGATCGCGGAACGTCTCATCCAGTCCGGGCACGCGTCGCCTATGTCGAGCCTGCGCCTGCGCCAGAGAGACCCGCAAACCCCGTGCAAACCCCGTCCAAACGCGCCAAGAAGGAGGGCTAAACCATGACGACCATGACAACCGTAACCTTACGCGAACCCATCGAGATCAACGGTGCCAAGATCGGCGTGCTGACGCTGCGTCGCCCCAAGGTGCGCGACTTAGAAGCGATCGACAAAATCACTGGCGAGACGGCCAAAACCGTGGCGCTGATTGCCAACCTGTCCGAGCTGCCGCCCGAGGCCATCCGCGAGCTGGATGCTGCTGACTTTGCCGCCGCCAGCAAGGCCGTAGCCGAGATGTTGGGAAACGGTTGATCGCGCCCATGGACGGCCTTGAGCTTTTGGCATTGGCCTATCACTGGTCCCCGGATGTGGGGCGGGAGATGGAGCTTGGCGAGTTTGCCGAGTGGGTGCGGCGCGCTGAGCGTGTCATCCGCGCGCGCGGTGGTTGGTGATGGCCTCGCCAAGGAAGGCGATGATCATGCCCATAATGCGCATAAATAGCGCCATCAGCGGCCAGAGCACGAGCGCCAGCCCAATGGCCGTGGCGAGCGCCTGGGCCGGGCCGAAGGCCCACACCGGCACGGCAGCAAGCGTCGCAGCAAGCAATGACAGAATAAGCGATGCCATACCCAATTTATAGTCCAGGAGCTTGCCCATGTCAATGACTGGGATGACAATCGGGGTGACGCTGAACCTGACCGACCGGCTCTCCGCCCCGCTCAAGGGGGTCATGGGGCAGATCGAGCGGCTCTCTACCAAGATTGCAGCAGCGGGCGCGGCGGCGCACGCACTCTCGGCGGCGCTCTCTGGGGTGTCACAGCGCGCCCAGGCCGTCGCCCTACGGTCGACACAGGCTTTCATGGCCTTTGACGATGCGCGGGCGGTGCTGGCGTCCATGCCCGGCATCACCGACGAAGCGCTGACCCAGATCACCAACCGTGCGCGCGCCTTCACGCGCGAGAACAAGGTCACGCTCGGCGAATACCTGGACACCACCTACAATATCCTTTCGGCAGGAATCCCCGAAGCACTGGCCAACTACGCGACCGAGGTATCGGTCAAGGTCGCCCAGGCCACGCGCGGCGCTACCGCCGAAGCCGGCGAGGCGGTAGCCATCCTCTATAACAACATGCGCGACCCGACGCGCGAGATGAGTGCCGAGTTCGCGCGCATGGGCGATACCATTACCGCCACACAGCAGCGCTTCCAGCTAAAAAATCTCTCGCAACTCACCGAGGGCTTGAAATACGCGACGCCAGCGGCCAAGACCGCAAGGCTTGCGGTCGAAGACATGAGTGCGGCAATAGGTCGGCTCAACAGCGCGGGCCTGCAAGGCTCGATGGCGGGCACCGCCCTGGCCAATCTGCTCGCCAACCGCTTCAAGGCGGCGAAGGAAATCGGCTTCAAGGTGGCGGTGAAAAAGGGTACAGGCGAGCTGAACCTGTTACGCACTCTAGAAAACGTCAAACGCGCCGTGGGCGACGTAAATCGCCTCACGCCCGAGATGGAAGAAAAGCTCCGCAAAGGCTTTGGCGATGAGGGGTTCCGCGCCGTGATGCTGCTCCTTGGGCAGACTGAGACGCTCAAGGAGGATTTGGAGGCCATCCGCAACAGCGCAGGCAGCTTCGAGCGCGCCGCCAAGATCATCAACCAGTCCGCAGGCGCCAAGTGGCAGCAGGCCATGAACCGGCTCAATGATCTATGGCTGCGCCTGGGCGAAGCGATGAAACCGGCGCTGGACTGGCTGGGCGAGTGGATCACCCGGCTCACCGACGGCATCAATGCCTTGCTTGATCGCTTTCCTAAACTTTCCAAGTGGATCGGTGCTGCCGTCCTCGGCGTGGCTGGGCTATCAGCGGCGCTTGCCGCAGTGGGCACGGTGCTCATCGGCCTTGCCGCACTCGGCAAACTGCGGCAGATCAAGGACATCATCGGCAGTCTCTTTGGCAAGACCGGAAAAACTGGCGCACCGGCTGCTGGCAGCGGCGGCCTTGCCTTGGTAGCTTGCTGCCGGATGTGCAAAAGGTCTGGGTCGTCAACATGCCGGGGAGCGGCTTGGGTGGCGCACTGCCCGACATCGGCGGCGCGGGTGGCAAAGGCGGAGTGCCTGGCAAGGCCGGTGAGGCAGCGCGCACGCTGGGATCGCGTATCCGCTCCATCATCGCCGGTGGCTGGATGCAGCTTGCGCTGGCGTGGCAAACGTTGGCTGGTTGGGGCAGCAAGCTCGTGGCCGTAGCAAGTTCGGTCGGCTCGGCCATCTCTACCGCTGCGAGCGTGGCTGGCCGCGCCATCCTCACGCTTGGCCGCGCAGTCTTGCTCAATCCCATCGGCCTGATACTCACCGCTATTGCGGCAGCGGCGTATTTGATCTGGCGTAACTGGGACGTCGTCGGCCCTAAGTTGGCAATGGCATGGCAAGCCGTCAAGGATGCGTTTATAAGTGCGTGGGAGTGGATTAGCGCCATACCCGACAAGATGCTTACCATCGGCGGACAAATCATTGATGGCCTGCTGGCGGGCTTGCGCGAGCGTTGGACGGCACTCAAAGAGACTGTCTCTGGCATCGCCAGCAACATCGCTGACAGCGTGCGCGGCGCGCTGGGCATCCGCTCCCCCAGCCGCCGCGTCTTTGCCGAAATCGGCGGCCACATCATGGGCGGTTTGCAGATAGGCATCGAGCGCGCGGCAAGCCTGCCGCTTGCGGCCATGCGCGGCATCGCCTCCGCTCTGGCCGCGCCGATCACGGCTGGCGCTATTG